AGTCTCCTTTCGCATGGGTTGCATATTTCGCCTGTCGTGCGCCTGAACAGGCGGCAGCGGGGGCATTTGTCGCCATTGGCGGGGAACCACATCGCAGCAACGCGCGGCAGTTCAGGGTCGGAACGCTCGGCTTCATGCGCTGCTGGCGGAAACTTGTCGCCCATGACGATGCACACGCCTTCAATGCCGCTGGTCTTGCACATCGCAGCCATATCGGAATTGCGGGCGAACAACCCTGCCGTGGTCGGGTCGTCGGTATACAGCATGATGCTGCTATCCTCTTGCTCCGTCACACGTCCAAGGCGGCGCTGTTCTTCGCCAGCCAACAGCGCAGCGCGTCTGGCTAGGCGCATGACTGCGCCCCATTCGCTTATATTGGTCATTTGCTCTGCCCCTCTGTGTCGTGCAGCACTTCCACACGCCATTTCAAATCGGCATAGCCGCGCTTCCCGCCGTTGCCGTCTGCGAAGGGTTTAGCTGCTTCAATCCGTCTGCCTTCGCTTTCGGCTTCATGCTGCGTATTAAATCCGTCAAACAGCGTAAACTTGCGCGCGTCGTGTCCGCCGCGATATTCGCAGACAAGGGCATACGGCATACCTAACTTAGCAAGCGTTTCATGTGTCACTTGGCGTTCTGTGGCTTTCATTTGCTTACATCCATCTAGTAATGAAGGTTACGCCGCCCACAGTGCGGCACTTGAACGCTTTGCCGTTACGGATGCCGTATTGGCTTACGTTGCGGCTAATGCGCTTGGCATCGCCCTTCTTGGTGGCTGGCATGGTGGCGATCTCGCCAACCTCTAGCGTTCCCATTGGGTATACCATCGGGCGGCTCATTTGCTTTGCTCCTTTTCGCGCTCTGCGCGGCGTTCCGCGAAGGTCTTGCCGTCCAGCCCGCGCAGCGGCCATGCGCTGTCGGATGATATGCGATGCTTGCGCCCCATAGGCGCGGCTTGTTGTGTTTTGATCATGTTATAACTCCACTGTTGTCTTAGGTTTGGCGCGCTTGTCGTTTAGCCGTTCAAGCCAATATTTTTGTTCCGGCCCGAATGACCGTGCTGCATGGTATTTGAACAGCGCCAAGGCTAGCGGGTCGTATCCCTTATGCTTGTGCGTCACAATCAGCGGCGAGGGCGTCATGGGCCTATGGTCAGGGCAATAGAATTGCCGTTTGTTTTCGGCTGTCACTTCCAGAATATCGCGCAGCGTCAGGTTCAGGCCGTGTTCGTTGTTGATATAGGCCGCAATGACGCTGCGGTCACTGATATATCCGGCAAGGTGCAGGATTTGCTTGCGTAGTGCGTAATCCATCAGTCTTGCCTCTGCTTGATGTTCAGCAATTCAGTGCCCTCGCGCAGCCATGCGTTACGAAACCACTCACGGTCTAAATGCGTCCGCCATAGAATGATTAAGGTAACGGCTTGCATGGCTAACAGTGCAATGATTGCAATTTGATATTGGTTCATAATTAATCATCCAGTAATAAAGTTAATAGGAAAAGAGCGGCTCCAGCGATTACCGCGATCATTTGGCCTCTAGTTGCGCTTGCAGGGTGTTGGCTTGTTCCATCCAACTGTCGAGCCGTGCGTTTAGTTCGTCAATCTCGCGCTTTGCATCCTCTAGTTGGTCGTCAACGCCTATCAGATGCTCCAGACGCTCCAACAGGATAAATTCTAATTCGGTGCGGACGTTGTCTTGTGCGTAGCGCGTCAGTTCGCAGTCGTGCATCATGCGGAGATAATTGCGGTCGTTTGTCATGTTATGCTTCCCTCACTGTTTTAATGATTGCGTATATTGATAGGGCTAAGACGCCCCAAAAGAATGTGATGATTGTTAGGTGGGCTGTCATGCCTCACCTGCCAGCAGGCGGTCAGCGCCCACGATCGGCGCCATAGAGAACGAACCCCAAGGCTTGACCTGTTCGACGCCATCCCAGATTTTAATTTTAAGGCGATCGCCGGCGGCGGTCACGATCGTTTTGTCGGTGCGCTTTGCAACTGTGACGCGCACGATCGTGTCATAGTCCGCAACGCTGCGGGTGTAATAGGTTTTGCCTGTTTCAAACTTAGTCATTAGTTTTGCTCCTTTTGTTGGCGGCGATCTAAACGGATAAGAAAAGCGGTCAGTTCATCAACCAGACGATCGGTTGTCACCTCATCTAGTTTGGAACTGAACGCATGGTTTACGTTTGCGCGTTTCAGCATATCAAAGAATGCGTCTGTCGCTATATCTGCCAGCCGTTCAAAGTTAGGCTCTGCTATTTGCTTTTCTGATAACATAGTGTCTCACTCCTATAATTGGCACTAGCGCCATAAATGCCGCGCGACGGTTAGCCGCGCGGCTAATATGGCGTTAGGCGGCGATCGCGTCCTGCCATGCTGTATCAGGCGCTGTATGGCTCGACCGTATAGGCATCAGCACAGCAAATGCGCTTGGATAGAGCGGGAAGGTAACACCAGCCGGTGACTGTCCGTTATGGTGCAAATGCGCTTCTAACGAGCTTTTACCGCCTAACAGCTTGCCGATCTTACCCATGTCCGCAACATAAGCAGGATTGAATTGTGCAACTTCACCGGACAGATCGCCGGTTGGAATAGCGCGACGCCAATCAGGAAACGATCCGTCGATCGACTGGCAGGACATGTCGCCGCAACGATTAGGGCTTATGTCGATCGTTTTGTTTTTATAACCTGTCAGCGCGCGCTTGATAACGTCGCTAGGGATAATCCAACCTTTAAATTCGGGCATATCACTAACGTCGATCTTGCCACAGAATAGTCGGTGACCGTCGGTCGATACGACATAGCCTGTAGGATCCACATAAACGCCATTGAGATAATAGCGCGCTTGTTCTGTTGAAGCGCAGATCAGCGCAGCGCGCAATAGATCGGCAGATATGGTGATTGTTGTTTCGTTAGTCATTTTACTGTCCTTTACTGTATTGTAAGGCCGGCGGGATTGCCGGCCTTGGGTTGTTATGCGTCTACAGGTTGCGCTGCCTCAAACATGCGCTGGCAGATATCGTTGTCTGTGTGATCGGCAATTAGGCAGCTGCCGTCCTCTTCGTTGCCGTAAACAAGATAGAACGTTCCGACGCAATCGCCGGTAGGCGCATACATACGCAGCGTATCTTCGCCGGTCGTCGCTAGGGCGTCTAAAACAGTCTTTAGGCGCCATGCTTTTGTCACCGTCCACTCTTCGCCGTCATACACACTGACAGACAATTCACGATCGAGAGCTGCCTTAACTAATTTACGCGCGACGCGCGCTTCGCCAATGGTGGCGTATTGATGTAAACAAGATGTCGTCATTGGTTCTCACTCCAGTTGAAAAGGTCAGCGTGGCGCAGCTGCACCACGCTGCATAGGTTTACCATTCGCCGCCAGCGGCGCGGACTTCGTCGCGGCGCTCTGCCAGCGGCGCAAGCGCAGCGCGGACATTGGCGATTGCTTGCGCGATCGTTTCTGCGCCGTCGAGACATTCGAGAATGTCGCCGTCTGACCAGCATTCGACAACATAGTCCCAACCGTCAGATTCGTATGTCCGCAGCGCGTGATTGCGGACGGCGTTTATAAGGTCTTGTTCGTTCATGTCGTTCACTCCTACAGCGTCATGCTGTGCCCTCATTCTACACAGTTTGAGGGTATATAAAAGACACTATTTTGCATCGCCATGTCGATTTTCCAGATTTGCACTAAATTGTGTGGCATTTTAGCACTACCCTCTAAAACCGATTTTAAAGCCCATACAGCGCGATTTGAGTTTGAGGGTAGTCTAACACCTAAAGAGGGCAAGTCTCAAAAGGTTCTGGTTCTGTTCTATCTCTGTTCCAATAGCCTAGAATCGCCTAGAAAAGACCAGGCATTTTAGGGTGAAAATAAATCTGTGGATAAGTTATGTGCTGAAATAGGCGGAATAGTCATGAGTTAGGCTATGTTTTCACCCTAAATAGCCTAGGAAAAAGTAACGGATTACGGCGCGTCTTGGAGATAGTTAGGCGATCTAGGCTATTGGTTATGTAGTCACTATCAAAAATAAAAATGTTATATAGAATATAACCTATACGGTTAGCGTTGTATTCGTGGCGATTGAAAACCGATAGCCTAGATCGCCTAGATCGCCTAGACTTTACGTTAACGTAAAGTAGCAACTCAACTCATCGCCGACTTGCAAACGCATAGCCTAGACCGCCAATTGTGTTAACAATTGTAAACTCTAATCCAGCCAGCAAAATGTGTTTTTACTAACATCGATGTTAGCAGGAAAGGAAAGGCCAACCCAGAATCTAGCAGCAAGAACAAATCCAGAACGCGTCGAGCAGGGGGGTGGGGGGCGTAGGGCCGAGCGCCGCGTGACTGTCACGGGCACGGTACGCAAACAATTTTTATTTTTTTAAAATGTCACTGCATCAAAGCCTGTTGCGTATCTGCGCCCAGTAGATTAGTATGCGGCCCAATGACATTTTACTCACTGCCATTTACGCCAGAGCGGACGCAGGCCACCGAGTCGCGGCTAGAGGCGATATACACCGCTGCCCGCTACGGCCTGAAGGGTGACAGCCTCGCTATGGCGGCTGGCATGACCCCACGGCAATTCCGCGTGCTGGCCGACGCTGACCCGCTGGTCGAGATGGCCGAGATCAAAGGTCGCAGCGACGGCGAGTACACAGCGGCTAAGACCATGTACGAAGCGGCGCGCGATGGCGACAGCAAGGCCGCGCTGGAGATACTAAAGCATCAGCACGGCTGGGTAGCCAAGCAGCAGATCGACGTAAACATCGACCAACAGATAAGCATTACAGGCGCGCTGGAAAAAGCACAGACGCGCGTCATCGAGGGGCTGTACACTGACGTGACGCCCCGCCTAGAGGATAACACACATGCAGCAGCCGATATATTCAGCGCAAGACGAGATGGAGTTGATGGCGCGGCTGTGGTCGCCCACACTAAAGGATGACCCCCTAGCATTTGTGCTGTACACATTCCCGTGGGGCCAAGCCGGCACACCGCTAGAACATTTCCCCGGACCGCGCAAATGGCAACGCCAGATACTTGGCGATTTGCGTGACCACATCAAGGCGAACAACGGCAAGGTTGACTTTGACACAGCGCGACTGGCGATTGCGTCAGGACGCGGTATCGGTAAGTCGGCGCTGGTGTCATGGCTCACCATCTGGATGCTGTCATCAAGGATCGGCAGCACTACCATCGTGTCGGCAAACTCCGAAGCGCAGTTGCGCTCCGTCACATGGGCAGAAATTACTAAGTGGCTGGCGATGTCACTCAACAGTCATTGGTTTGAAATAGCAGCCACACGCATCATGCCAGCCAAGTGGCTGACGGAACTGGTCGAGCGCGACCTGAAGAAAGGCACGCGCTACTGGTCAGTCGAAGGCCGGCTGTGGTCAGAAGAGAACCCTGACGCATACGCTGGTGTCCACAACTTCGACGGTGTAATGCTGATCTTTGACGAAGCCAGCGGTATTCCAGACTCGATCTGGTCCGTATCGGATGGTTTCTTCACAGAGAACACACCACATAGGTTCCATCTGGCCTTCTCCAACCCGCGGCGTAACACAGGCTATTTCTACGAGACGTTCCACAGCAAGCGGGCGTTCTGGACAACACGCACCATCGACGCCCGTGATGTCGAGGGTACAGACAAAAACCTGTACCAGCGCATCATCGACGAGTACGGGCCAGACAGCTACCAAGCCAGCGTCGAAGTCTACGGTAACTTCCCGTCAGAAGGTGACGATCAGTTCATTGGCAGCAATCTGGTTGATGATGCCATGAAGCGCCCACCCATCAAAGATGACAGCGCGCCCATCGTAATAGGTGTGGACCCTGCACGCTTCGGGGCGGACGCCACCGTCATCGCCATACGGCAGGGCCGTGACATCTTGGAACTGCGGAGACACCGCGGGGCTGACACTATGGAAGTGGCTGGGTACGTCATTGACGCTATAGAGCAGTTCAAGCCTGCGTTGGTCTGCATCGACGAAGGCGGGTTAGGCGCCGGCGTCGTGGACCGGCTGAAGGAACAGCGGTACAAAATACGCGGCGTGAACTTCGGCAATAAGGCCAAGAACCAGATCATGTGGGGTAACAAGCGCGCAGAGATGTGGGGCGCCATGCGGGATTGGCTCAAGACGGCGCACATCCCCAACGACAGGTTCCTGAAAACTGACCTCATCAGCCCGCGCACCAAGCCGGACAGCAAGGGGACGCTGTTCCTTGAAAGCAAGAAAGATATGAAGTCACGCGGGCTGGCGTCGCCTGACGCAGCGGACGCCATAGCGGTGACATTTGCCTTTCCTGTAGCGTCACAGGATTTTCGACAAGGACGCGTTGACAGACGCTCGTCAAGCGGGTATTCTCCCGCCGGAGTATCTACAAGCTGGATGGGCAGTTAATGGCAGACAAGAAAAAATCTGTGTCGTTGTCCGTAGGCCGGGGTGAAAAGCTGCCTGTATCTAAGGGTGCAGGGCTTACAGCCGCTGGTAGAGCAAAGTATAATGCTGCAACCGGCAGCAAGTTAAAAGCGCCTGCGCCCAGCCCGAAGACAAAGGCTGATGCAGGACGCAAAGCATCATTCTGCGCCCGCATGGGTGCAGTAGCAGCTAAAGCTAAGAATGGCGAACGTGCCAAAGCTAGTTTGAAAAGGTGGAAATGCCCATGAAACCCGGTCTATATGCCAACATCAACGCCAAGAAAGCCCGCATCGCCGCTGGATCAGGCGAAAAAATGCGTAAGCCGGGCACTAAAGGCGCCCCTACAGCCAAAGCGTTCAAAGAGAGCGCCAAAACCGCTAAAAAACCAGCTAAGAAGGGTAAGTAAATGCCAGCTAATAAGTTCACCAAAGCCCTGTACAAGTCTGGTACTGTCAAGGCTGAACGCAACGCAGAGATGCTCCGCGAACGCCTGAAGTCACCCATGCCAAAAGAAGGCACGACAAGCGCAGCCGGCGGACGCGCTCCCGTTAAAATGCCGAAACCTGTACAGAAACCTGTACAGGTCACACGCACAACCGTGAACATGAAGCCCACACCGGCAAAGAAGAAGAAATAAAGTGCCTTTGGTCAAGTCGCCCAGCAAAGCCGCGTTCCGCAAGAACATCAAGGCCGAGGTAAAAGCCGGAAAACCTGTCAAACAGGCGGTCGCAATCGCGTATAGCGTAAAACGTGAAGCCGCCAAAAAAGGTAAAAAGTAACCGCAATGGCTGATCCGACAGGAATTAACAAGGTAGGCGACGTAGCTGACATCGGTAGCGATCCAGCAAACACTCGCGGTGACCCTGATACAATGGCAACTATGCGCCATCGGCTACAGATGTCGATGGCAGCCTATTCGGACAGCCGTGAAGACGAACTGGACGACCTTCGGTTCATGGCCGGCAGCCCTGACAACCAGTGGCAGTGGCCTGCTGACGTGTTGGCGACCCGCGGCGCGGTGCAAGGCCAGACAATTAACGCACGTCCCTGCTTGACAATTAACAAACTGCCGCAGCACGTCCGTCAGGTAACGAACGAACAGCGCCAGAATCGCCCAGCCGGTAAGGTCATCCCTGTCGATGACAATGCTGACATTGAAGTGGCAGCGATTTTTGACGGCGTCGTGCGGCATATTGAATATATGTCCGACGCTGACGTGGCTTACGACACAGCCTGCGACAACCAAGTAACGTATGGTGAAGGTTACATTCGTCTAATTACAGAGTATTGTAACGAAGAAACCTTTGACCAAGACGTTCGCATCATGCGCGTCCGCAACTCGTTTAGCGTCTACATGGACCCTACGATCCAAGACCCATGCGGCGCAGACGCTGAATGGTGCTTTGTCACGCAGGACATGACGAAAGACGAGTATGAGCGCGAGTTTCCAGACGCAACGCCTATTTCGTCAATCCTGTCAACCGCTGTCGGCGATGAAAGCATGTCGGCATGGTTGGACGAATACACTATCCGCGTCGCGGAGTATTTTTACTATAA